CGCATGGCATCAGCAACTTAACTAAAATGGCCCGTGACCTACGCATCCCAACAGCAGCGGTGTTTGAACCATTGCTACACCCTGCACGCTATAAAGGCGCGTGGGGTGGTCGTGGGTCTGGCAAGTCGCACTTCTTTGGCGGGCTGGCTATTGAGGACGCGCTGCGGTTCAAGGGAGACCACGGCTCTGGATTGCGCATGGTGTGTCTGCGTGAGGTGCAAAAGTCGCTCAAGTTCTCGGCCAAGTCGCTGATCGAACAAAAGCTGATCGACTTCGGGCTTGGTGAGGCGCAGGGTTTCCGCGTCTACCGTGAACAGATAGAATTGCCTGGCGACGGCGTGATGATATTCAACGGCTTGCAAGACCACACAGCGGACAGCGTTAAGTCGCTTGAGGACTTCCACCGCGCATGGATCGAGGAAGCGCAGTCTGTGTCTGAGCGTTCGCTGACATTGTTGCGCCCGACGATCCGTTCCGAAGGCTCGGAGATATGGGCAAGCTGGAACCCGTCACTGCCAACTGATGCCATTGACATGATGCTGCGCAGTGACAAGACGCCCAAGGGGTCTGTTGTTGTCCGTGCTAACTGGTCAGACAATCCTTGGTTGCCGCGCACACTTGAGGACGAACGCCGCGACGTCATGGCTATGTCACCAGAGCGATACGGTCATATCTATGAGGGCGAGTATCAGAGCGTCACAGAGGGCGCATACTTCGCCAGCCGCTTGACGGACGCGCAACTAAGCGGACGCATCGGCAACGTTTACCGCGACCCGCTGCTTAAGATATACGCAATTTGGGATATCGGATCCACTTCTAACGCGGCAGACGCCACATCAATCTGGATTGTGCAGTTCATAGGCGATGAGGTCCGCGTGCTGAATTATTACGAGGCAATCGGGCAAGCGTTTGACGACCACGTTCACTGGCTGCGCTCTAACGGATATGAGGACGCGGTGTGCATCCTGCCGCATGACGGACGCAAGCACGACTTTGTTCACACAATCACGCCGCAGGGCTTTCTAGGCCGCGCAGGGTTTACGACTGACGTTGTAACCAATCAGGGCAAGGGTGCGGCATTGCTGCGGATTGATGCGGTGCGGGCTTTGTTGCCGAGGTGCCGGTTCAATGACACCACGACAGAAAGCGGGCGCTTGGCCTTGGGCGCGTATCGCCAAAAGATTGACGACGTGCGCGGCGTTGGCTTGGGTCCGGTGCATGACTGGGCATCACACGCGGCTGATGCGTTTGGCTTGGTTGCTGTATATGCCGAGCGCGCCAACACGATCAACAAGCGCCAGCCATTGCGGCGGAATCTCAAGGGTGTGGTATAACCGTTTGACAGATGCGCGGTGTGGGCGTAGGGTTAAACCGAACAAAGGAGAATAACATGACACAAGACACAAACTATAGTTGGCATGACGACGCTGCGCGTTACTGGACGCCGCACAGAACCCCAGCGGAGCGGCGCGCTGACATTGCACGACTAGCCGAGCGCAACAGCAAAGAGGCGCTGCGGAAACTCATCTACGACACGCCGCCCGATGATACGCCGTTCGTGTCAAGTATCCTGCCCAAATAACAACGTTGTTTAGACAGCCCCTATGTGGTAAAAGACCTCAAAGATAGGGGCTGACATGTATCAAGGTTTCAACGACATGATCGACGGCGGTGGCGCAAACGCGTCCGGCCAGTCATTCGAGGGCGGCGGACTGTTGAGCATGATAGCCAACATGATTGCCTCGCCGCGCGGTAGTCAACAGGGGCAGCCAGAGGGCGTCATGCAGGCAGCGCAGCCACAGGGCGGCCTTTTATCAGCGCAGCCTATGCCCCAGCCGCAGTTCCCCAACACACCCCCGCCAGGCGCAATTCAGCCAATGGCATCGCAAGGCGCAGGCGTTCCCAACGTCAACGGCGCTTCGCTCAGTGAACTTGAGGCGCTATATCAACAGATGGTCGCGGCCGGCATATTGCCACCACAGGCCCCACAAATGCAACGAGGTCCGTTCTGATGGGATTATACAGCAACATTGCCGCCAAAAAGAGCCGCATCAAATCAGGCTCAGGCGAAAAGATGCGCAAGGCTGGGGACAAGGGCGCACCAGCTAAGGGCGCGTTTAAGGCGGCGGCTAAGACTGCCAAGAAACCAAAGAAGGGCGGATACTAATGGCGGTCGGTTCAAAGCACTACCTGCCCAACGGCAAGGAACACAAAGGCCCCATGCACAAGGATGCCAGTGGCAAGCCTATGTCGGGCGCAAAGCACACGGCGTCTAGCAAGTTCCTAACGCACCGCAAGCCAATGGCGAAGAGGAAAAAATAGATGTTTAGCGGCGCAACAAATTGGCCAATGGGCGGGCTTATTATGCCAGCCTTTTTAATCTTCTTGGCGGGTGCCGTTCTCGGTTCTGCATTGATTGGATGGGGTATATGGGAGGCAGGAATTGAGACGGGAAAGGCAATAACACAAGCGGAGGGCAAAAGATGACGCTGACAACATACGCAGGATTGCAATCAGCCATTGCCGACTTCCTTGACCGGCAGGACCTCACGGCATCAATCCCCACATTCATCGCACTGGCCGAGGCGCGTATCTCCCGCGACCTTGCGCACTGGAAGCAAGAAAAGCGCGTCACTGCAGTATTTAACGAGCAGTTTGAGCTTATCCCCAACGACTTTATTGAGGGCATGTCTTTGCAGCACGTTGACGGCGGGCGCATTATGACAATGGCCGCAACCGAAATGCACGAGCGGCGCGGCGGTGTAAACTACGTGGCGGGCAAGCCTACCAGTGTACGGCTTACCGCCGGACAGTTTGAGATATACCCAACGCCGGACCAAGCCTACAACGTGTCCCTTTTGTATCGTGGCCGCATCCCCGCGCTGGCCGACGATAACACGTCAAATTGGTTGCTGTTAGACGCGCCTGACGTGCTGCTGTATGGCGCTCTAAGCCAATCCGCACCCTACCTCAAGGATGATTCTAGGTTGCCAATCTGGGCGGCGCTTTACCAGTCGGCTGTTGATTCATTAAACGCGGAAAGCAAATCAGCCAAAAGCATTGGCACGATGCGCATGGGTATCCCAAGACAGATTGGACGAAATACAGATGGTTGATACAACTTACACGGCCACTGCAATTGATGGCACAACTTACACGCAATCGGCGGGCATGGACGGCGTTGTCACAACTGATAACGTGGCGGAATTGGCAGGCCAAACGGTTGAGGCTGCAGCAGCGGCAAGCATAGACGCGGCGAGCGCGGCGGCAAGCGCGGCATCGGCGGCGGCATTGGCTGCTGTTCTATCTGTAAACTCAACCACCGTCTCGGCTGCTGGCGCTTTGATGGATTCGGAACTGACTTCGATTGCAGACATCAAGGCTCTTGACCAAAGCGTAGTAAGCGGCGCAACGCCCACCTTTGGCATTGGCAGCATGACGCTTGACAATACCAGTCTGGTTGTTTCTGACACCACCAACTTGCAGACCTTTGCCGAGGGTGTGGATAGCGCTCTATTGAGGGCGAGAGGCACAGGCTTCACAAGCACATATGTGTCCACAGCCGCAGTAGGTGGAACAACCTTTGCACAACCTGCTGTTCAAGGTGAGATTTACAGCGACCAAGGGTATTTTCCAATATCTTACGCAGGTGCAACAGGTATCACAGTCGCGACCTTAACTGCACCATCGACTTACGTTTACATTGATAACACTGGTAGTCTACAGCAACAGACATCTATTCCGACTCGCCAAGACTGGTCGCGCAAGATGTTTACCATGCGTATTGCTGTAGACACGGTAGCAGAGACTATCCTGGGGTTTGAGTTTCTAGCCAATCCAATCGGCCATTACGCGAACAGCATTCGGGATTTATACAAAGCCCTCCTTGAGCAAGGAGTTCCATTTAAGGGCGGTCAAACCATCACGGGCAGGGCTGCGGATTTAGGCTTCGATGTGGCGGCTGGAACTATCATGGAGTTTGGCGGCACGGGGGACATTAACAACCCAAACCTCATAAGCCTAGACGCCGCTGCAAATGTTACCTACAGCTTGCTAGAACGATCAGCTATTGTTGGCGACGAAACAAACCTTGTGCAGTCTTGGGACAACGCTGGCAGCATTACGGCATTGGGTTCTGGAACCTTTGTTGCGCATAGGCTTTACAGGTTTAGCAACGGACAGTTTGCGATACAGTACGGGCAAGGCAACTACGCCAACATCGTATTAGCCCGCGCTGGATTGTTGATAGAGGATTACATCCTAAACGAACGCCTTATCAACGCAACATTCTTTGGTTGGTGGATCATTGGCCAAACTGCAACTAACACAGGCGGCACAACCCTAACAGAGTTTAGGGAATACACCATCGGCGTGCAGGGCGGCAGTTCAAGCGGCTTGGCTGGTTGCTTGCTCAAAGGTAACAACCTCTCAGACTTGCTTGACGTTTCAGCCGCTCGAACAAACATGGGACTTGGTACGGGTGACAGCCCCACGTTTACAGGTCTTACAACCACAGCCGACGCGGAGTTTAACGGGGTTGATTTAGGCCGTGGTGCGGGGGGCGTTTCTACAAATACCGCTGTTGGGGCATCCGCCCTAGTTAGCAACACCACAGGCGCTAACAATGTAGCCGCTGGCTTCAAGGCGCTGGAAAACAACACAACTGGCAGCAACAACACGGCCAATGGTGCCCAAGCCCTAAATCTAAACACTACAGGCGCTAACAACACGGCTACCGGTTATCAAGCACTACAGGACAACGTTAGTGGCAACGCCAACGTAGCGAATGGCCTGCAGGCATTACAAAAGAACACTATTGGTAACAGCAACACTGCAAACGGATTTCAAGCACTAAAGGCCAACACCGAAGGTAACGGCAACACTGCAAACGGTCGAGACGCACTAATTGCCAACACCGAAGGTAACGACAACACTGCAAATGGTTATCAAGCACTAAAAAACAACACTACAGGGTCGGGCAACATAGGCTTTGGAGTAAGAACTTCCGCTGGGGCTTATGCCCCTGTTTTTGACACGACGACACAAAATAACCGGCTGGTTGCTGGTCACACTTCTGTAACGAACGCATACGTGCAAGTCGCTTGGACGGTTGTATCGGACGAACGCGACAAGACCGAGCTCGCGCCAGTCCCTCATGGTCTGGACTTTGTGAACGCCCTTAAACCGACTGAATACCAATTCAAGGTTGGTGGTCGCGAAGGCCCCGCCGATGGTATCAAGCGCTATGGTTTCTTGGCCCAAGACATTCTGGCACTTGAAGGTGACAACCCTGTTTTGGTTGACAATGAGGACCCAGAAAGCCTGAAGCTCAAAGAGAGCAACCTGATACCTATTCTTGTCAAAGCCGTTCAAGAACTAACCGCAGAAATCGAAACCCTCAAAGCACAACTGGAACCAAAATCATGACAAATGACACCACTGTAGAACAGATTGCACAAAACTATCGCGCAATGGGTGAATCTGTAAATCTAATCAATGGTATTGTTGCTGGGACCCAAATGTCCGACGCTACTGAGGCCGAGCGCCAAGATTGCCTTGAGCGCAATGCGGGACACCTTTCTGCAATGCTTGAAAAGGATTACTGGACCACGGAGGACATGACCGAGGTGCAAGCGGCGGTGGCGGCGGCGCAATGAAGCGTTGTTGCCCTTGGTGTGCCAAGGACCTTTTGACCAGCTTGACCTCTTGTGCCTGCGGTTGGAGCATCTTTAATAATAAATCAAAGGGGAACTCGCAATGACCCAACGCATAGCGGATTACCTAGTTGACGGCTTCTTTAACGGTGAGCGGAGGTCTTTCTCAGACACCGCGATATCCTACAACGTCCAGCAACTTGGCCCAACAGACACAGAATTGGTAAGGCTGGCAATGGATGAGTGGGCTAAGATTAGCAACGTATCGTTTGTGGAAACGGAAGGGGCGGCACAGATAACATTCCGAAAGGACATTCTGTCACAGACTTTCTTCGACATACGTGAGGATGGTACAATCTGGTCTGCTGATGTGGTCCAATCTGCGTTTTACCAATTCGAAACTCAAGATGTCAGGGTGCAAAACTGGATGCACGAGATTGGTCACGCTTTGGGGCTGGGGCATCCCGGACCCTACAACGGTGCAGAGGGCGGACCTATTTTTGCAGAGGACAGCACAGACGTAACAGTTATGTCTTATGTCAAAGGCGACCGGACACCACTAAACCCGCAAGAAGCCGACCACCTAGCAATATGGGAACTGTATGGACGACCTGAGCAGATCAACGCGGGTGATACCGTTTACGGTATCACCGCATCTGATCGTTTGTTTATCGCAGACACGGGCGGCACAGACACAGTGCAAGTATATGGCAACGGTGCGTATGACATGACCGGCGGGGCTGACAATGAAGCCTTCGGACTGGATCAGAATGCCGTCATAGAGAACCTGAATGTGTTCGTTGACAACGGCTATTCGGTCCAAATCGTTGGCAACAGCGGCGATAACATAATCACGATTCTGGATGGTTAGCCATTACTAAGATTAGATTGATAATTCGCCGCAATTGTGGCATTGTTCTATAAAATAAGGGGGCCGACATGGCTGACACGTTAACGACAACTTACTCACTTGTTAAGCCGGAAGTCGGGGCCAGTGAGGATTCGTGGGGAGCGAAAATAAACACCACGCTTGACACGCTTGACGATTTGCTGGACGGCACAACAGCAATCGCGCCAAACCTTTCGGCCTTAAAGATTGCAGGCACAACGGTCACAACAACGGCGGCGGCGTTAAACGCTCTTGCTGACATCACAGCCACAACGGCTGAGTTGAATATCCTTGACGGGGTGACGTCAACGGCGGCTGAGTTAAACTACAATGACATCACGACATTAGGCACATCTGAAGCGAGTAAGGTTGTCACAACCGCCGCAAGTGGTGTGACTACGTTCGCTGGCCTAGCTAAATCCACGTCATATGACGATGCTGTTATTAGCCTAACGGGTACAACCCCGGCTGTTGATTTATCGGCGGGCGGTGAGTTTCGTTTGACCACAACGGGCAACACCACGTTTACCGTAAGCAACCCACCCGCCAACGATTACACCACCACAAAGACGCTACGGATCACGCAGGGCGCAACGGCTTATACGCTAACATTCTGGACTGGCATTGAGGCAATCGACGGGGCAATTCCAGCCGCCCCAGCGCTAAACGAGACCAAAGAGTACACGCTACGTGCCAGCACGGTTTCAGGCACAACGATATACATCCTTACTGAGACAGGGGTTGTATCATGATGCACCGCAGGAGCTTAATGCTCGCCACGGGCGGGCCTGTAGGTCAAGCGGCGTTTACAACAGCAGGCACTTTCTCTTGGGTTGTGCCTGACGGGGTGTCTTCCATTTCTGTTGTCTCCGTGGGCGCTGGTGGCGGTGGTGGTAACGCTAGCACGACACAAGGCGGTGGCGGTGGCGGCGGCGGCGCGTTGTCTTATGTCAACGATATATCTGTGACGCCCGGAGAAACCTTGACCGTATTAGTGGGCGAAAAAGGTGATTATAACCAATCTAATGATCCGGGCGGAACAGGTGGACCCAGTAAATTTTCGAGAGGCGCAACTTCGCTGCTAGAAGCTGGGGGCGGGACCAAAGGAACAAGGTTTGACGGGTCTGGCGGCGCAGGGCAAGGCGGGACAGTGATAACAGGCACCGGCGGAAATGGGGGCTTGGGAGGATTCACAGGCAACAGCGGCGGGCTTGGAGGTGGCGGCGCTGGTGGATATAGCGGCGTTGGGGGTGCCGGTTCAGCGGGTTCATCCGCCGGTTCTGGTGTGGGTGGTGGAGCCGGAGGGGGAGGTAAAAGCACGGAGTTCTCCACTGGTCAAGCTGGCAGCGGTGGCGGTGTCGGCACACTGGGCGAAGGCGCTAACGGTGCTGGGGGTGCCGACGCCAGTATCGGCGGAGGTGGTGGAGGCGGGTCTGGCGGCGCGAATGGGAGTAACGCTTCGGGGGCGGCTGCATCAAACGCACTAGCATACGGCGCGGGTGGTGGCGGTTCTGCCAAGAACGGAAACGCGCAAGAGGGCGGCGGCGGAGCAGTTCGTATCATTTGGGGTAACGGCAGAGCCTTTCCAAGCACGGACACAGCAGACGCCTAGCCTTTGCAGAAACATTTAGAGGAATACAGAATGTACCAATTGACAGTCGAGCCATTTACCTACCCCGTGCATCGCCGTGAAGCTGATGCGCGACTATTCAAAGAACACGGACGCATTAAAGCGGCTGGCCCACTCTCGGCGTCTGACCTTGCGCTTGTATCCTTAGCCTTGACAAGTGAGGCACAAAAACCTGTAGGCACAGCGGAGCAAATAGTCACCCGTGACGCTACTCCAAAAGTCACGAACGGGGTGTCTGTTTTCGGTTGGCGTGTTCGTGACAGAACATCAAATAAGATTGAGGTTTAACACATGCCTTTAATCCCCCTTGAAATACCGCCTGGCGGATACCGCAACGGGACCGAATTAGACCAGTCGGGCCGCTGGCGTGATATGAACTTGGTGCGCTGGCGTGACGGATCGTTGCGCCCTGTTGGTGGGTGGAGATTGCGGGCCGAAACGGCATACACTGGCGTGCCTCGCGGGGTCGTTGCGTGGGAAGACCTGTCAGGCGATAGGCGCGTGGCTGTTGGGTCGTTTAGCAACCTTTACACGACAAGCGCGGGCGGCATTACAACGGACATCACACCCGCAGGCTTTACGTCTGGCGCTGAGATAGCGGCGGTCAACACGGGCTTTGGTGGTGGTTTCTTCGGCACAAGCTACTTTGGCACGGCCCGCCCTGACACGGGCAACTTTGCCGAGGCAACAACGTGGTCCCTAGATAACTGGGGCGAAGACCTCCTTGCGTGTTCGTCAACAGATGGCAAGATTTACCAATGGGAACTTGACACGGGAACGGCTGCGGCTGTGCTTGCAAATGCGCCCGTGGACAATCTTGCAATGATGGTGACGGCGGAGCGGTTTATTTTTGCACTTGGCGCGGGCGGCAACCCACGATTGCTGAAATGGTCTGACCGTGAGGACAACACGCTTTGGGCAGAAGCCGCAACAAACGAGGCGGGCGAAATTGAACTGCAAACAGCGGGCCAGATCATGTGCGGGATTAACGTGCGCGGGCAGGCTTTGATTTTAACAGACCAAGACGCGCATTCGGCAACATACGAGGGGCCACCCTACGTTTACAGACTTGAACGGGTTGGGCAGTCGTGCGGGGTCATGTCACGCAAGGCACTGGCAACCGTTGACGCGGGCGCTTTCTGGATGGGGCAAGAGGGCTTCTTTTCATACGCAGGCGGCGCGGTTCAAGAAATTCCTTGTGAGGTCGCTGACTATGTTTTTGGCGACTTGAACAGGTCCCAATCTAGCCTTGTTCATGCCGTACCTATGGCGCAATTTGGGGAGGTCTGGTGGTTTTATCCATCTGGCGCGTCTAACGAATGTGATAGATATGTTACACTGGACTATAAAGAGGGGCATTGGACGTTTGGCGAGATTGACCGGACGTGCGGCGTTGGACGTGGGGTATTTAAGTATCCCCTCTGGTCTGACTCACTTGGCAACCTTTGGGAGCAAGAGGTTGGTTTGAACTATGATGGGGCGACTATCTTTGCCGAAAGCGGACCAATCAGCATAGGCGCGGGCGACCAAGTTTTGTCTGTCACAAGCATGATACCGGACGAAATCACGCAGGGCGACGTATCAGCGACATTCAAAACGCGCTTTTATCCTAACGGCGACGAGCAGTCACACGGGCCTTATTCTATGGCAAACCCTACAGATTTGCGCTTTACGGGGCGACAAATCAGAATGCGCGTTGAGGGTGAGAGGCTGGCAAACTGGCGTGTGGGGACCATGCGACTTGATGTAACGCCAGGTGGCCGCAGATGAGCCGCCCCCCCGTTGTCGGGCCTGACGTAAAGGTCTGGGCAAACGACCTGCGGCACTATCTTGCGCGGCAAATGGACCGCCTAACGTGGCGCGTATCTGGGCAGAACGCATCTGATAACGGCCTTTTGCTTTGGGATGAGGCGGCGGGTTATGCTGTTGTTTCGTTAGACGGCGATTGGCGGCGAATGGG